GAAGTATTACTGGATTGTGTCCAATCTGACTGTAAAACCGTAGCTAAGATTAACGAAACCACAGTGTCATAATTAGTAAAAGCTTCCCAAGCTTGATTGTTTGTTCCCTCTTGGATGCATAAAAATAGAGCGCCATTAGTAGTGTTCATGAAATAATCACCAATCCCCGCTGTTGCAGAAGATGCAGCGTAAACATTATTATCAGGATCTGTACTATAAGTCCAAATCCTGACGCTGAAACCAAAAAAGGTTGTCTCCATAGTTATCTCCTATGCAATTTTTACTGCCGTTAAGCGACCATATGCTGTCATGCTACCACCAGAAAAGTTTCCAGAGGCAACAAGATAGAACGTAGCAGCACCGGTTGTAACAATGTACATAGGAATCGTAACAGCACAGTTTCCTGCCGAGAAGTTAGATGTCTGCCATGTAGAAACAACACTGTTGTTTCCAACAGTACCATGAGTAGCACTTGTCGGGCTTATGGATGCTTGCTGGATTCCTGAAACGGTAGGTGCTCCACCAAATTGGACAAGAGCGCTTATTAACCAAGTGCCACTTGTTAAAGAAATGCTTGTGACGTTTGCAGGCGTAGCAGTAGTCAAACTAACCGCTGAACCTGAAGCAATTGTAGAATTCTGAGTGTTAGAAGTAACGGGGTTTTGAAAGGTTGGAGAAGTAGTTCCTGTGCTTGTAAGAACTTGTCCTGCTGTACCATTAGCAATAGTACTCATCTGCTCTGTTGAACTCATCGCCATTAAGGAAGAGCTTGCAACAGTTAGACCGTAAGTTCCACCCATGAATGCTCGGTTGATCTGCCTATTTCCAGAGCCTGTTTGGCCGATTCTTAAGGTGTTGTTTTCGCTCATTACGCCATCATTTGCGATGCAAATGTTGCTGGATTCTGTTGAAGTGTAGGCAATCCCGGCGTTATATCCAAAAGCAGAATTGTAATTCCCGTCACCCTCCCCAAGAGATGAATCTCCAAATCCTGAGTTAAATGTTCCATTTAGATAGTTAGTCCCACTAGTATTGCCAAAGAATGAGTTGTTAGAAGCTGCGCCTCCTCCAACTGAGTTGTTGAAACAGTCATAACCAGCACAAGTGTTGGCACTGCCAGTGTCAATGTTAAAACCAACTAAACTTCCAAGATAAACGTTTTGAGATCCAGTTGTTACACCTGAAGCCGCCTGGAACCCAATGATTACGTTATCATTCCCTGTGCTTAAATTTGGACAGCAGAACGCTCCAATACCTACGTTTTGTTGACCTGCGACAGTTCCCCCACCCATTGAGCTATGACCTAATGCCGTGTTGAAGAAACCAGTTGTGCCAAGCAAACTATGCCAACCCACTCCCGTGTTTCCCTCAATGTTTCCGCCAGAGCTAAACATTGACCCTTGGCCAATAGCTGTATTAGAACTTCCGGTAGTAAGAGAATTAAGAGATAGCTGGCCAACGGCTACGTTGGAAGAACCAGAAGTTAGTGCAGACAAAGACTGAACGCCAACGCCAGTGTTTCCGTCTGCACCAACCATTCCCGATGCGGTTGACCCAAGAACAATGTTAGTATCAAGAGCAAAGTCAAGAGTAAGGGTACTGCCAAGTCCTGCAAAAACAATGTTAGTATTGGCTGTAACAATATTCCAGTTAAAGCCATCGGGAGAAATTGGCCCTCCTGTGTTACCGGTTATCGTTAGACTTGTTGCTCCGCCACCACTATTACCAATTACTCCTGCCTGACTCATAGTCCCCCAAAGGTTTTAATTAAAGAAATAATTACCCATAAATATATTCAAGATAAACTCCGCCCATAGTAGGAGCGCTTGACTGCTTTACATAGAGGACTTCACCCTTTGCGATTACAAAGTTGTCATCCTTTCCTTGTACTTCGTTTGTAGTTAAGTCAAACAGCTTAAACGATCCGGCCGGCAAATAAAGTTGACCATCATCGTTCGTGTTATCAAAACTAAAGATCATCCCGGCATCTGAATCATTGGTTATGCAAATGATTCTAGGATTCACTGTTGTTGCAGATCCCACTGCAGTATAAGTTCCTGAAATACTTCCAAACGCTAAAGTCCTTAGCGTGTCAAAATAAACTCTTTTAGAAGACATTATTTACCTCCTTAACTAATGATCATGTAGTTCCAAGTAGATGTGTCTGTTGCGTCTGCTGATGTGATTGTAAAACTTGTTCCTGCAACAATTGCTGAAATTCTATAGGCTTGTGGAGCAGTAACAGTGCCAAGAACTGCTGGGTAGCAGAAGATCTTTGACGCAGCAGTCACTGATGTGTTTGCAACCGTTACAGCTCCTGCTGTCATTGCAGCTGAAGTTCCAAGAGAAGCATTAGCACCTGTAGGAATGGTAATCTTTGTTGTTGCAACTGGCCGTGGAGTTGTACTACCAAAACCAAGAACAGGAGGAGATGCAAAATCTGCCGCTCCTGAGGCCTGAAGTTGAGCTGGAGTAACAGCAACGTTTGTTGTTGTTCCTGCTGCGGCTTCTACATCTGTTGCCAAACGGACAATACCTTGTTTATACTGAGTGGCTGGAGATCCATCGTATCCATTAGGATTTCTAAGGTTTAAAGCTGCCATATACCCTCCGAATTTTAAAATTATTTATTTATATTTAACCCGAAAAACATTTCCTAGTCTTCAATAATTTTATATATATTTACACAAACAAACATTTACTGTAAGATAGATAAAAAGGAGAAACAAAATGCTTATCTACATGATTTGTGTCGCCCTATATGTAATTGGCTCTTTAGGCGATTAATCTTTATTTATTTCAGACACAAGTCGTGGAATTTGTTTTGCTAATTCTTCTTTAGTTGTTGATCGGCTAACTCTTTCTAACAAATTTACTGCCTTAGAATTGGAAAGTAATTTTTTTTGTATCGAAGAATAAGCAGAAGAACCAATCTTTGCAGACACCTTTCCAAGTCCCATCGCAACAATAGCTGGCCAAGGAACGTGTAATGCATGCATTAACCCTCCAAGAATTCCGATATCTTTTACGTTTTTTAACGAAGATTTTATAAAAGATTGAGTGGTTGGATTAGAGTATAGGTTTGAATTTCTTTCAAAATTAGAAGCAGCAACCTCTAATTGGTCAAATCTTCTTACTGTGCTTGGACCTGCAATTGATTCCGTTACGCTTCGGATATCTCGGTTTTTGAATATGTTATTAGCTTTCTTGAAATTAATTGTTCCGGAAGGGTCAGTGGTGGAATTTAATAAGTCTTCAATGAAGAGTCTTTCAAAGCTTTGAAAGATCCTTCTTCCAGAAGGACTTTGATTAAGAGTTTCTCTTACGACTCCGTATCCTTTGGGAGTAGACATAAGATCAAGTATTTTTTCTGGTCGCTTTCCAGTATTAATTGCTTGAGTTGCATCTTTTAACACTTCATTTCTAACAACTTCACGGCCACCGGAAGAAGTCAAAGGATCTTTAACATCAATTATCTGACTAGCAGCAGCTCTGGCATTTGGTGAAAGCTCAGGAGATATTTGGGAAATGGCCCTTGCATTAGAAGAAGAGCTTCCAGATTTTGTAATATTATCAACAATCATTCTTTCAGCTATATTTTGTATTGATGCGTCTGGAATAGCAGTTTTAAGATTTCGCAGGTTACTTGCTTTGGAAGAAGAAGTGGTAATGCTTTCAGGGTTTTCAGTAAACCTAACCTTTCTCATATAGTTAGTTCCCCAAGTCTCTGCATTTCTTGCATGCAACTGGTTAGCATCTTGATAAAGGGATAAGGCTTCTGGTCTTTTTGACAAAACATCCCTTGTTTCTTCTCTCAAAGTGTTAAGAATAGGCTTTAGTCTATGAGATTGTTCTCTTAGCTCACTTCCATAATTAACTTCATTATTGCCGTTTTGAACTAGATCAATCATCTGATTAGCGGTCTTTCTTGTAGGAGCAGACGATTCTTCTATTAATTGAGAAGGAATTAAAGGTTTTCCTTCAGCATTGAGAATCCTAGACTCAGACTGAACAGAAGAAGGTGTTACTGTTTCCAGCTGGGCAATCAGCTTATTTAAATAATCTACTACAGCATTTTGATCTCTTGACGGGCTGGTAGAAAGAATAGAATTCCTTAATTCTTTTGCCTGTTCTAGAGTTTTAGGAGCTGGACCAGATAGGCCATTAGCGGCCTCTCTAGCTTGTGAATATGCAGACTGTTCTGCTGCTAAAACATTCTGTCTAAACGTGGCATTAGCTGCTTCTTGAATCGCAGCCCCACCCTGATCATTAGTCACCTGAAGAGGACTTATTAGATTAAGAGCTCCCTGCCTATGCATGTTGTCGGCATTTCTCTGAAGAGAAGACAGGTTGGCGTTAGTAAGTTCTGTGTATCTATCCGGGGAAATTCTAGATGCTGATGATTCAAATTCACGAATTGTATCATCTGAAAATTTGTTAATTATATCTTGCAACTTTACTTTTTCAGACTTAAAAGCATTACTTGCTACAGCTCGATCTAATCCAGTCTCACCAGATTTAAAAACAGGATGAAGAGAGGAAGCTTGACGAGCTCCTTGTTTAGCGACATTAGACGCAACACCTGTGCCAAATCCTGCCGCAAGATCAACTCCAATGGCTGCTAGTTCACCTGGTCCGAAATTATCAAACTTACCGTTTTTACCATAAACTTCCCTAACAGTTTGTCCAGCTTGACTACCCACGAGTCCAGCTAGAATTCCCGGAATACCACCTAATGCTCCCAATGCTGCTCCGCTAGATCCAACCCGTAAACGACGAGAAGTTTCATCTTCAGACTCAGGAAATTTAGAGATAACGTTTAACAGAGGATTTTCTTTTTCAAAGTCTGTAGGATTCGCTTCTTCACCATAAGCTAAATCTTCTAAAGGCCTTGACCATTCATTAACTCCATATTGAATTAACGCAGGAATTCCTAAGGCTGCTTCAGCGAACCCCAATAGAATAGACTTTGCAGCTCCCGCTTTTTCTTTTTGATCTTCTACAGACTTCTCAGGCTCAAATCCAAATTGGGAGTATTGAGGGCCTTCTTCTTCCTCTTCTTCTGGAGTAAACCCAAACTTAGAGTAGTTATTTTGTTGGGGTGAATATGACATTTTCCTCCCTAGCTTTATCTATTTGAGATTGAGTCATGTAACCGATTTTTCCATCAGGAGATTTAACCTTTACTCTCTCAGACCCTTTGATCTCGTTTTGAGCTTTTACAGCTTTTTCTAACTCTTCCCTGAATTCTTGAACGATAGGTTTCATTCTATGATTTACTTGGCTCTCTATATCGGGAACATATCCCTGTTTGGCAATGTCATCAACGATATCCCCATGCATTATCTTCAACTTATTAAGCTTATCAATGAAGTAAATCGATGCCATATTAGCTTCTTTAGACTTGCCTATAGAAGGCAACATAGAATTAAGAAGAAGGAAAATCTCTCTTTCTGTTGGTCTTGATCCAAATATACCTTTTGAACCTTCAAGAAGCTTTTTATTAGATGCTTGTAAAGTAGCTTCATCTGGAGTTAATCCGGTTATAAGCTGTCCATAAGGGTTTGATTTTACTAATGCTTCCCATCCTTCTCCTGTTACATCTCCTTGGATTGCCTTTTTAGCAGTATCTAATGTGTACTCGAGCTCTTCAGCAGCTTCTCTCTCAGAAAGAGCGTTGGTAACATAAGAGGCAATTGACTTTTCTCTTTCTTCTTCATATTTACCGCCTGGCTTAGCCTTTAACTCTTCAGAAAGAGGGTCGATAATAGACTTCTGATTAGAAGTAGAAACCCCAGCACGAGAAAGTAACTGTTGTTTCTGAGAAAGGGATGCCTTTTCCCATCGAGGATCATCAACAACTTGATTTATTCGTGTCTGCTGATCTTCATCAATAGGCCTATCAGCTTGATTGACTCTTCTGTCTAGAGAAGGTCTAGTAATCTGTGCAGCCATAGCGGGATTATCTTCATACGCAGCTAAAGATCCAGGCTGTTGTCCTCTTCTTTGCTCCAAATCTCTTATGATGGCTTGATTGGCAGCTTTTTTCTCTGCTTTTTCAGCATCAACTTGAGCTTTTTTTGTGCGTTCATTATTGTATTTCTGCAACTGAAGAAGCTGATTTACATGGTTGACTCTTGAAGTAGGAGAAATACCAGGGCGAGTTTGGATACCAATGATAGCATCTTCGATGTTTTGGCCATCTCTTTGATACTTTCCATAGATGTCTCTTAACGCATCTGTTTCTCTTTGTTCTAAACCTGTTTCTCTTTGTCTATCAGAGAAAGACTCAAGAGTTTTTTCAAGGTGCGTCTTGTCTCTTCTGGGGATTGGACTTAAGTCTACGATTTGAAGTTGTGGCATTTTTCCTCCTAAAGTCTTTATCGATTTGCAATCCCACCTAGATAGTCAGAAAACCATTCACCTGCTCTTGGCGCAACAGATCCAAGTATTTGGTCAATGATGCTAGGGCTTCCCTCCTGTGGTCTTTCTAGCGCAAAGGTCTGCATACCTAAGATGTTATTAATGGCATTCTGTTTATTCGCGCCTGCTTGTTGCTGTCCAGAGAAGATGTTTGCGGATCTCTGAGCATCCAGATTTCTCTGAACATCACGACCAGCTCGAGCAAGAGACTCTCCAGCATAGGAGCTATTCATTATGTTGCTACCTCTAAACTGCCCTGTAATGCCAGGAATAACATTCTCTCGGAAGTTTTGGTAGGCAGGCTGTCCGATAGTTTGATCAAAAACCTGGTTGTAGCCAGCAGAATCAAAATTGTACAGGTCAGAGAATGGGCCTTGACCGCCTAAAGATTGGATATATTGATCATAAAGCTGTTGCTGTTGAGGATCTAGAGTGCTGATGCGCTTAGGCTTTTTCTTTTTGTTTCTAGAGCCAAACAGCCCCATGACTCCACCGGCTAATGCTCCAACTCCAGTTCCGATTGGCCCGAAACTTGAGCCAAACTTAGCTCCAGAGATTGCTCCGCTTACTGCGCTTGCTGGGTTATAAGTTGCCATTCTTTCTCCAATGTAAATCCGCTTTACACTACGTGATTAAAGTCCATGTTACAGCCGATGAAGTTGTTCGGCTCGTCATTATCCAGGCAGAATTGGTGTCTGTCCTTACATAGATGTCTGCAATATCAAAATTCTTATTAAAATCACTAGAAGCAGGAGGATTAACGTGAGGTTTATTCACTCCATCAGTGACGTATTTTGACACTTTAGTATTAACCGCTAATGCTACATCTGAATAAGCCTCTGATAACTGTCTATTCAACTCTGGGTTAGAGTTCCTAAGGGAAGATCCCCAATTGAAACTTGTAAAAAGCGTAGGCATTAAATTAATCTCCCTACAGGTTGAAATCCAGGCATCGTTGCTTGAACATTTATCTTCGCTCCAGACTGCCTGTTTTTAAGCCTAAACTGAATAAACTTACCTGTTTGGTTAATGAAAACCTTATACCACTTCTTAGAGCCGTCTTCGAACAGCATGTTTGTGCAATTTCCCTGGTAAGGATCTTGAGAAAGGTTGTTCAGTTGAGTCTTATGGCCAATGTCATTAGTAATAATTTCTATAATCATTTTGGCAGGAACTGATGTTGATGTAAAGCCACCAGATGTATAAGCCCCAAAGGCTGAAGAGTCTACACCATCTAAAGAAAATGTCTGTTGATCCAGGACAGTTACAAATGCAAGACTTCCATTTAGCTCTGTCATTCCTTGTATGCCAAAGAAAGTCACCTGATCCCCAGAGTGTAAATTATGATCGACAACCGTTGTGACTACGCATGGATTTGAGTTTGTAATAGATTGAATCTTAATGTTTCTCATTAGGTCAGTTCCAGTTGTGTCAACATACATGTAAAGCCAGCCGCACCTAACCTTTTTGTCCTGGTCAACAAAAGGATTAAACTTTTTGAAAAGAGCTGTGAAAGGAATCACTCTGCTAGCAAGACCATTTGAAACGTAAGGAGTAAGCTGAGATGTGGGAATACCACAAGAGCTAACATTTATACGGAAGACGTTATTGTTGACAAACACTTCAATTGGGAACTGTTGGTTGTTAAGTTCATCCATCCCAACCATTCCCGTTAAGAAGATCTCATCAGCTCCCATTTCAGAATCATATGAATTAAGACCATAGTTATTCCAATCGGTTGTAACTTCAACAAGTTCGTCGTCAATAACTGTGACATTTCGAATTCTTACAGGATTATCCTCAGACTCAGTAACAGAAAGTCTCCAAATCTCTCCTCTATGACCTCCTCCAATGCTGAAAGGAGCACCTCTTTCAAAGGCAAAAGATCCCCAGTTTCCATAGGCGTCAGCTAATGTAGCCCAGTTTGGAAATCCGAAAAGGCCATTCCATGTTACATCAAAAGCTGTTACATAAGTACCCATGCAAGAAAGAGGAAGCCTATAGATGCTGTAGTTATCTTCATCATAATTAGTCGTTAGAATTCTTCTAGAAATAGACTGACCTTGAGGAGGATAAATTAGGTAGTGATCTCTATCTGCATCAACAGAACCTGCAAAACAAAGATTAAAGTTAGCGCCATCTACCTGGTTAAAAGAAAAGTCGGGGATTTCCTCATCCTGCCTTTCAACGCGATAACCGTCTGTGATAATTAATCCACGAGGAGAAGCGGCTGAAGTTCTATTAAGATAGGTAATAACTGCAAAGGTAGCGTCACAACCCCTAGACTCGTCTATCTTATCAAGAACAAAAGGAGTTGTGTCATTGCCCGTGTACTTAAGAATCCAAACACTAGCCTGGGTAAAGATAATTAAATCATCGCGGTTAAATGCAGCACCATTAATCCATGTCCCGTCAGGAATGTCAATGAATCCAGCTCCAGTTGCTGAAGTTCTAAAGTCATCACAACTAAGTCCAGTTCCTGAAATTCTTATTCTTTGAGGGTAAGTTATCGTGGTAGAAGCTGTTGTTTCAGTTGTCCTTAGAAGAATCAATCGATCTTTCATTTGAGACATCCAAGAGCATGTCAACGCAATCACAGCAGCAGGAGGGTTGCCGCTCTCCATATTGTATGTGTAATCAGTTACAGCTGTACCATCATAAGATTGGATAACATCTTTATTGTTACAAAACAAAAGTCTTGGGGCGCTATCAGCATCAGCGTAGTTTACCCATGTGAAGAAATCATGGCTATCTCCTGTGTAAGGCGTAGCAGGAGAGATGTCTTCTAAAATATTTAAGGTTGAGTTGTATCTATTAACATACCGGGTATCAGCAACAATAAGCTCTTTGATGTTTGTTGCTGTGATGAAATTTGCAACCATCATAACAGGATTTCCAGGCATAGAGCTAAAAGCAACTGTTACTGTTGAAGCAGCAATTGGCGCTACCGGAAGAGTAATTGATATCTGACCGGTTAAATAGTTAACCGTTCCAATCTGAACCATTCCATCGAAGAAGAAACCTAGACCATTATCAGTGAAAGATTGAACCGGGTTGGACCCTGTTACAGTTACACTACCCCTTGCGATTTGAACAGGGCCAGCATACGTGAACAACATGTTTACTCCGTCAATCGCGCCAGTCATTGCAACAGGCGCAGTAGCGCTGACTATCCTAGATTCACGATAAGGAGTTCCTTCTCTCTCTCCTGTAGCAAAATAGTTATACCCTTCCCTTTTTGATAAAACACCTCTATAGACAAAGCCGTCAAATAGCTGCTCTTGCGCATCATCAGCAATTAGCCAAGGCTGCAGTCTATTGTTTAACCCAGTAGCGTAGTTAGCTATCAAATAAGGAGAATAAGTCATTATGAAACCCTTGTAACGACTACAAAACCACCATCAACATCAATTAAAGCAGACCCAGAACCGTTGAATTGAACTCTTACAAGAGTTGTTTGCACAGAAGACGTATAAGTGTTATTACCATCGATTGCGCCGTTACTTATTCCATTAGTTCCGTTCATGCTATGGCCGCACACCTGAACTATGTAGTTAAGATTAGGCATTGGGTCTGTAAAGTTAATTGTATATCGACCTGTTGCTGTCTTAACTACAGAAGAAACATTTATTTGAGATCGGATTACTTGGTTTCCTACAGCACCACTTCCATTGAAGTTAACCATTGCGACAATTCCAGGAGTGATCTGGATGTCTGTCGTACCATTGAAATATCTAAGTTGAGCCCGGGAGAAAGAGTCAATCCAAGTGTAAAGCATTGCGTTAGAGCCAGAGGGAAGACCAACCGGTATTGCACGCGCAATCATTGTTGACTGTCTATGAACTCCGTCTGTTGGCTGCGCTGAATCGTTAAACACGTGATCAGAATCGATGATGGTTTTCAGCCTAGAGAAGTTAGTGTTGTTTTGTGGAGGAAACAATCCTGGAGACTGACTTGCATTAGGTACGTTTGGATCAAAAGTCATGACTAAAACTCCGGAGTTGGACGTTGATTTTGATACTGAGAATTTGTACGTGAATAAACTAAAGCTCTATACCTTTGATATGCTGGCCATATTTCTCTCCACTTATCCATCTCTCCAAAGTCAGAGAAGATGTCCAACGCTGTTCCATAACAAATGTATCTATACAGATAATCTGTATCCAAAACACCATTAGTAATTTTGATTTCTACCTGGTATGCAGCCATCTTAATTTCATAAACTTTATTAGGTGGCCCCCTAAAAGTTATTTCATTGTTGTAGTACAAAGCATATTGAGGCCTTTGAGGTTGATAAGTCTGAGTTTCAGGCCAAATAGCATAGAATTGAGCCGGATCCTGATACCAGAAGACATAAAAACCATCTGCATAACAAGGGGGTCCAATAGTAGAAGCCCCCTGGTTACCATTTACTAGTATGATATCTTGTAAGACTACTGGCCAAGGGTTTGGATCAGTTGGACCAAATTGGAATTCATACCAGGTCCTATTTTTAAAAATACGAATATCCTGGGTGGATTGCAACTGAATGAAATCCTGCAAATATTGCAACATGATCTCATCAGTAAACTGAGGGTCAGAAGCATCAACCCTTCCAGTGACATTGCGTAGTATTAAAATTAAATCTGCTGCCGACTTAGCCATATCTACCCTCAGACCATTTCAAGTAAATGACAAGAAAATCTATTTCTTTCTCCAACCTGCCGAGTTTCAGTCTTGGTCTCTCCACCGTCTTCTACTTTTACTTCTGCAAAGATAGGAGTTGCCAAACGATTAAGAAATCTAACAACAGGCATTGGAAGATCGTATGTAAATCCAGGCTTTAACTGACCTGTCCAGTCAATGTCTTTAGTACGACATTTAACTTTTAAAACGTTTTCTGGTTGATCAAATCGTTGAAACTTAATCTTAACGTGTTTATGCATCTCTGCTGGAGGAACCCTACATGGAACTGGTGGATCACACTTAGGATTCATTTTCTTAGCTTCTCTAAAAGCTTTATGAGCATGTAAATTCCATGTTGCATAGTCTTCAACTGTGTTCAGTTGGAATGTGTCGAAATCAAAAGGTTTATCCTCTTGTGAAATGACTTCAATAGGCTTATTTTCACCGTTAATTTCTTTATCTTTCTTACTCATGTTTCCCTCAAATTAAGGATAGGGACAAAATGTCCCCACCCTGGTTATTAAGCTACGTCACCAAGATTCACGTAGTTATTGAACTGCCAAGCATTGAAGTAGATAACATCGTTATCAGCTCCCATGATTGCTGTTCCTAGCGTGAGGATATAAGTTGGCGGGTAGTCAATGATTGCGTCATGTGGATAAGCAGGATTAACTGGCTGCGCTGGATTACCAAGTGCAGGGCTAACTTTAGTAACTTGTCCGCCTGATGTGTATGCGCCTACAATTGGAATAGGTAGACCAAACACGTCGTATAGAGCAAAAGTTGTAGCAGTCAGAACTCGAACTACATAGTTGTAGTTGTTGATCTGAGATGCCATTGTTCCAACAACTTTAGTAATGACAACTCTGTCGCCATCTGTAAGGTTGTGGTTAGTAGTAGTTGTTACAACACCTGGAGTTGCAGTAGAGATTGCGTTGATAACCAAATGTTCATTATAAAAACCACCTGGATCAGTAGCGTTTGTAATACCATTTGTTGCTTCCAATGTTGATGTAAGAGTGGTAGTTCCTCTAGTGATAATTAACGCATCACCAGCAGGCATATCTCTGTACCAAACTCCTTGCAGGTTGTTTGTGTTGGTCCCAAACTTGGTGTAGTTAAACCATTCAAACTTATCTGGAAAGAAAGGTAGTGTTAAGTTATAAGCCACACCTCCGGATTGGAGATATCCGCCATAACTATTAGTAACCTGGCTAAACTCACGAATGCCAGTGAAACGATTTAATGCGTTTCCTAATGGTGCTGTCATGATATTTCTCCTTTATTAACCTTTAGTGCTTCTTAAAGCCACACACCAACTATCGTCGAGGATAACGCAGCCTAGACGACCCTTCCAGCCCATAGTTTGGCGCTGATTCAACGGATCCTGTCCAGCTCCTAATGGCTTGATAATCATTTCCATAGACTGATCGTCAATGGTGATTCGTCCGTAGGCGTTAGCCGCAAACAAGAAGTTGTAGTAAATAGCTGGTGAAACAGTTACATCTTTGTAAGCCTGAGTTGTTTTAACCAGTCTGACCTCATCGCATGAGCCAAACTCGGCTTCAAGCACTGATTGCTGTCTTGGATAGTCAGCAGTCGGGAGGAAGTTAGATAGGTTTTTAAAGTCCGTACGCAGGTCTGTGGATATGATCATCCAGTACGCAGCCCATACAGGAGCCGTTCCGTAGGCATTTGTGCCCTCCTGATTAGGCGACAGCTTCTTCCCGTTGTTTCCTTCGAGATAGTCGACTGCAAGCTCTAAGTCAGTTGTAGTAACCTCTGTAATCGCATTTCCATTGACTCCGTTAATGCAGTCAATCTGCGCAGCAGTAGCTGCAAGCATGTTTCTAACGATTTTATCGTACGTAGAGGCCATGTTCTGTGCTAACATGTCCGCCACTTCATTAGCCGTTTGATCCTGGACGGTGATGATGACATCATCGCTAATCTCAACAACCTTACCGTATTGTGATACCACGGCAGTGATATCAAACTTCGTAACCTGCTCTGAGGCTGGGCTAACACCCTCACTTAACGGCGTGAGGGCATCAGCTAAATTGTCAAAACGACGAAAGATAGCTGTTTTAGAGTTCTTCTGAGGGATACGTCTCTCTTGAGCGAAGTACCCGTGAACGTAGTACGGCTGGTGTCTATCCAGCAAAATGTTATCGAAGAACAAGTTAACTTCTGGGTCAACTTGCACTGTCGTAGTAGTGCCAAAAGCCATTTTAGTCTCCTAGTCAAAAAATTAGTTGACTGTTGAGACAAAATTTTTTAAGTCTTGCCTCTAGGTCTCACCTCTAAGCATCTTCTGACGGTATTCACGGAACTCTTTTTTTCCTTGGATTGACTTCAAATACTCAACTCCTTGAGGCCTTGAAGATCTTCCCACGTCAGCAGGAGATCCGGGCTTATGAGCATTCTCAACAATCCGTTTTCCATCGTTGTTCCTCACTTCTCTACTAAGTGGCTTTTCTTCCACTAAGTGTATGTAGTCTTGAACAATTTCATACGCTCTCGCGTATCGATTAGGAGCCGTGTCAACCGAAGAAGCAAGCCAGGGCTTTTTCTCTAATATCGGTTTCAAATACTGATTAATCTTTTGAACAGCCTGCGGATTCATGTCTTGATAAAGCGTTTCAAGAATGTCTCTCTTAGCTAAAGCATTCGCTTGATGTAAGTCTTGTCTTTCAACAAGAGCATTAGGGTCTTCTTTGACCTCATCTTGCTTTTCTCCCGGCTGCATACTTTTCAAGTAATCTTGGTACGCTTGTTGGGCAGCTTCAGCTTTTAGAGCTCTGGCTTCAGCATCCTGAAGCTTCTTCCTAGTCGCTAACATTGCAGCAAGAGGAACCATCTTCTGTTCGTCTTGTTGCTCTTCCACAGACTCACCCATTGATTGCTCGGAGACAGCAGCCTCTAGGTTTTGTTCTTCTGTTTCAATTTCACTCATTCAAATGCTCCCGTTATACGCCCGTACTTCGGCGACAAGTTTATTCGCCCGCTTCAGCGGCGACCTGGATGGATTTTCCCAAAGAGGGAAGACTCAACTTATTATTTGGGTGCATTACCCAAAGAAGAGCTTGTGTCCCAGCTATGTTGTCCACCTCATACACATAGGACTCGTTTTTAACAGTAGGCATCTCATATAAGGCCATCATCTTTGGAGTTATATGAGTCTGTCCCTTCTTCCTCTTAGACTCTGCCCATCCCATGATCCAGTACTTATCCTTGTTTAGGTTCTCTTTCTTAACCTTCTCAAGCATACGGGTATGACGATCAACTAAATGCTGACGCTGTAGTAGATGGTTTTCGCCTATCGTAGGAAGTTGGTTTAGCATGCCTGTCCTCTAAGATTTTCTTTAGCCAACTGCTCATCTTTGTTACGCATTGCTTTCATTCTGTCAGCATTGCCATAACCAGCTGCAATCTGCGATCCTTTCTTAGGAACAGAAAGAGGGTTTTTATCGTGAGAATACTCACCTTTAGCTGCTCGTCCAGCACTTCCAGTAGGAGGTTTATAACCAGGATTTTCCTGACCTCCGTAGGTGCTCATGTTTGGCATCATCTTCACAGAAGAAGCCACACCTTTCATCTTTGCCATATTAAACTCCTGTAGTTAATGGGCTTTTTGTCTTCTGAGCATCTTGGGCTAACTTCTGCTCAGCTAGGGCATTTTGCTTTTGACTAATGTTCGCAGCCAGTTCCATGACGTCGAGCAGACGCTTGCGATCCAAGTCTTGAATTTCTTTAACTGTTTTAGCGTTGTCGAGTAGAGCTTTAGCATAGTTTTGTTCTCCTTCAGAAATTCTCTCTCTAGCAAGACCAATGTCTGCGAGAACTCGAGCTCTTCTTTCTTCGGCAAGAGCAGTATTCTGATCAATTTGTGACATCTCAAGAGCAAGTTTGATTTGATCTGCTTCCTCCATCTTCTGCTGCATTTGCTGTTGTTGTTCAGCTTGCTGAGCCATCTTCTCTAGAAGGATTGTTTTTCCTTGAAGAGGAGCCGCTTCTAAGATGTCTTCCCATGGAATAGGAGCTCCAAGAGAGACAAGCTGCAGAAGTTGGTAGTAATAAGCTTCCCTCTGGGTAGTAGTCTTAACAGCTTGTTTAATTGCGCAGTCGTATTCACCAAACTGCCCAGAGAAGAATTCTTCCGTCGGCTCTCTTCCAGTGATTCTAAAGATCTTTCCTGGTTGGTAGTTCTTTTGAATGCACTCCAAAACCAGCATGCCTATGAATTTCTTTGCTTGTTCAAGGTTATCAAATATACCTCTGTTGCCTTTAAGCCCGTTAGAAGCGCGCACCTCCGCGAGCTTCCCAGATACCTGGCTATCACCGGTAGAGCTAAGTCCGAGTAGTTCATCAGACGCCCCAGGGATTTCCATAATGTTTTTGTCGATAATGTCTTGGTACTGTAAGTACCCTGGAGGAATATTCGGTGGAGATATCTCTCTAACGTCGGCATTGACATCGTAGCCATCATTGACCACAATCTGTCTACCCTGACCTGCTTGCAGGAGCATTGTAGGATCAAGCACTGCACCATTCTTTGTAATCCATCCGGTATTGATAATTGATTCCATGAGGTCGATAATCTGACTGTGGCGTCTATTATATTGCCTTTGCGCGTCAACAACCGAACGAACAAGCCCTTGAATCTTAAGCTCATACGTGTCAATTAGGGGTTCATGGTAAAGCAGAATCGGCATGAAAGGGAAGGTGTCAAGCCCAGTAGGATCAGGACCAGAGTAAAGAAGCTTTCCTCCAACGATGATGTTAAGCTCAACACTTCTCTTGTTAGAAGTTATCAACTTAACTTGAGGTGTATAAGCCAGAGTTTTCTTTAATGCTCTTTCTTCTTCTCTCGTTCCGTTCCATTCCTCAGAAACTCCTGTGTCTTCATCCACCAGGTATTTCTGAACTTTGTTGTATCTCCGCCAGTATTGGTCATAAGTGACCAAGTTTTTAGCAATGTAAGTAGAATTATACTGACGATATATCCCCAAGTACTGATATTTGTTGTCTCTAATCCCTGTAGGGATCATGTCTATTTCTTCAGGATCAATCCATGGAAGCAGAGCTTTTACTTGCTCTTTGCTGAGTAAATCTCTAGTAGAGGCTTGATCGCAGTCGGAAAGATCTCGTTTTGTAAAATATGGGTCCAACATAAGGGCGTTGAAAGGCTTCCAATAAAACTTGATATCACCGTTGACCTTATCTTTCGAGTAGTCCATGTAGATGCCAACAATCGCCAGCCCCGTCTTAAGCGAGTGTTCAAAGGCTTCGGAGATGATGTAGTCGGCATTTCCTTTGTCGTATACGTAGTACATAACGTTCGAGAAGAGATCGGCTGTAATTTCATCGCTGCCTTCAACTGGCGCCGTAACCGTTTGTGTCCTGTTTTCCCTTTCATAGCCGGAATATAGATTGATGACGCGTCGAATTTTGTTGAGCTGAAGAACCATCCGATTCTGCCGCTCAAGTTTAGTTCTTTCCAGGTTGGTCCACTGGTCTCCGGCATACATTCTGAGATCACGGTAGGCAGCAGCATAAAAAACTCCCCATGTGCGATACGCATCATAGAAAAACTGTTGCCACTGGAACACTTTATTGTTGTGATCCATGGCTTGGTAACTTGTTCCATCATACTGAGCTGCAAACATTAGACGCTCTTAATAAAATAATTACTTGTCATCAAAGATAAATTTTTTTTGGAACTCTCCGCACCATTCATCTTGAACAACCATTGGAAACCCTGAAACCGTTGCATCAATCCTTTTAGGAGGAAATCTTCTACAGTTACCATAAGATGTGCCATAAGAAACATCATCATCTTCGTAATCTTCTTCACGGTAGAACTTGCAGTTTCCGCATTCTTCTATATCCATTCTTTTCTCATCCTGTTCCACTGCTCAGCAGACATTCCTGTCCCACCGATAAGCCTTTGAATGGATTCTACCCCATAGATTAAAGCTTTAGAACCGTGAGATGCCCAATCGTGGTAACTCCTTTCCCTATAGCAGCCGAGTTTTTCGTTCCACTCTTTTCTAAAGTTTTCAACTGCTCTAATTCCTTTTTCGCATTTCTGGTAATCAAAAAAGAATCGGGGTAACATATTGCGTAAGCATTCAATTCCAAACATCTCATTAGACTGTCTTGGAACGATGTCAACTTTAAGTCCTTGGTCACGTGCAATGTCAGCGAATGACTTTCCAGATCCTTTTTCCCTAGCTGCGGCATCGTGAGGTAGGAAGTGCTTTTCAAAAATGTAGGGTTTAGACTTAAGCCATCGAACATAGTGAGCTAATCCTTCGTCGCTGTTTTCGTAGTAATCGATACAATGGATTTGTTTGCCCACAGTCTGCCACACCCATATAGCACACGAATCCCCAATCCCGATATCCCAGCTGCTATATGTTTTAGCATGTTCATCGTAAGGAAGATGACAAATGCGCTTTTCTTGGCGAGCCAAACTAATTTGTTTAGCAAAGTAGAACCCTTCATTAGCAGATTCAAATGCTTCTTCTGGCGTTGAAGGATATTCTCGCTTCATGTATTCGCCTTGAGTCTGCATCTTTTTCACGTACCAAGCTTTTTGATCTGCTGTTAAAATAATTTGTTTGTTTTCTAAACCTTCAAAGTACTTCTCTGAATCTTTATTTATCAATATATTTTTTGAGTCTAAAACATAATCAGGATGTTGCCACCAAGGAAAGAACCAAAGCTTCCAATCAAGCTTGCCTAATTCTAAGCCAGCATCCTGTAAAGCCTGAGCTTCTTTACACAAATTGAAGAAGTGGCCTTCCTTTCCGCGCGCTGTTGACTCAATGCAAACAAACTGTCCAGCTTGGACTGCGTTGAGGGAACCTGATACGATCTCATTGGCTTTGCTTGGATTTTCCTGGCATATTTTAGCAAATTCTGTAATGTGAAGAAGTTGGAGTGTTCCTCCACGTAGCGATGTAGCCACTCTAAATACCGAGCCGTTGGCAAAGCGCATTTCGTGAACGTTATCGCGATACGCTGGACACATGTCTCGCACAAATTGGGGTAAGTTGTCATAGGCAAATTTGACTTTATCAATAAATATTTCTTGAGCTACTGGCTTGCAGTCAGCAACAATAGCCGCGTTAACGTTTTGATTAAACAAACATGTGTCTAAGAACAATAATGCGTGATATGTTGTGATTCCTAACTGTCTAGCCTTCAGTATGATATTCAGATAATGAGGCTGGTATAAAGATTCTTGAGCCCAGTTAGGCTCAAAATTCACCACCATTCCCTGCTTATCTTTAATCATATAAAGATTTCTTAGTCTCCAAGGCTGGCTTCCCAAAGTGCTTGCAATGTCACACTGATAATCAATCATTTAAATTTCACATGTAATTTATTTTTTTATACACAATTTAAAGAAATTATTTACACACAAAAAGATGTTGGCATATAAACAAACATTTGATAACAATGGTAGACAATCTAGGAGTCCACATGGAAATAAAGGTAAATAGACGTCTTGAAAAAGATAAACTAGTCTTTGAAATTGAAGTTACAAATCCCCATGTTGCTCCATTTTCTGAAGAAGATGAAGCAATTATGAACGTGCTTGAAGACGCTAGAAATAAATTTGTTAGCACAGCAGATGAGAATAACAAATCTAGAATCACAGCTGAAGAATACATTCTCCACGCTAAGAACAAAGTTTTCGAAAGAGTTCTAGAGTCACTTAGGTTTTCAATATCCAATCAGCTTGAGTCAAAGTTTAATCCAATGTGTCAAGAAATTTACAATTGGATCCATGACAATCAAGACAAAAGAATAAGCCGGTGGATGTCATCATGTAATCCTGTAAGAACAAAGTACTACTTTGACAACGACCTAAATATCGAAAAATCCTATGACGATGAGGACTAGATGGTTAGCAAGTGGATCGCGATAAATCCTCTTACCATTGAAGAAAGAATGAAAATAAAAGAAGCCATTGACAAAGGATTTTCTTATGGAGAGATGGCAGCCTACGTTGGACGATGCAAGTCAGTAGTTATGAGAGAATCCAAGCGCCTTGGCAAAGCCGAAGGATACGACCCAACCAAGGCTCAGCAAGACTTTGAGAATAAACAAAAGCTTATAGGAAAGAAAAAGCTCACATTGGAAAAACAATGATTTATGAAATATTTTTTGTTCTAATCATGGCACTTATAACCTCTGCACTGTTTGTAAGTAGCCTAAAAAGAACCATGCGAAATGAAATAACCACCTGGAGACTCATATGCCTAACATTTTTTTCATTGCTACAATTCACATACTTTGTTTATGTAGTTTTTCGAACATTTATTCTGTAGGATATCAACAAAACTACAGCAACTACTTCCCTAGAATGAATGAAGCCACGCTGTTGAATCTACAGTCCTACGCGCAGACAGCAAAAGATGCTTGTGGCGACAGATATAGCGACAGATGTATTCGCACCATGTATCTTGTGAAAAAAGAGGTGGAATACATTACAAAGGCTCAAGTGAGAGTTGAAAACTTTATAGATGATGCTTTCCGTCAGGCGGGTCAAAG